GACCGGCGCGTCAAGAGACACCTGAACCTCCTCGGCTGGCGGACCGCCGTGGTCTGGGAACATGCGGTCCGAAGAGATGCCGGAGGCGCGGCGAAACGGATAGCCCGTAGATGTCGGACTCTCCAAGATCGCTAATTCCCCTTCTATTCCGCTAACTTAGCCGTCCCGAAAAAATCTTCATTTTCCCCCGTTTTCCTCTTGACAAGTGCTTTAAAAAGGATTAGAGTGGGCTTGTGATGATTGATGAGAATCAAATCCTAAAGCGCGCCGTTGATTCCCTCGCCTCCGTCTGCGACGGCGCGGCGGACCTGGACCATCATGGCTATAATAAAATCGACGCGCATTTCGGCCACAAGCTGGCCAGCGTTGATTTCGAGAAGTGGTCTCCCCGCCAGCGTCGTGCGGCGTGGCGGATGCTCGGCAAATATCGCGGGCAGCTTCAGGGCGTTTTCGGCATCGACTATACCGCTATCCCCGAGCCGCCGAAGCCGGAGGGGAATTCTGTTTCCCGACGAATCGGGCTGAGCGGGAACCGATTCCTGATTCTGTTCGGCTATGATGCGGCGATCGTTTCCCGCGTTCGTGACCTGCCAGGCCGAAAATTTGACGGGGCTTCAAAAACCTGGAGCACCCCCGCTTCCTTAGACAGCGCCGAACCCCTCATCAAATTCGCGGTCGCAAATGCATTCGAGATCGACGAGGCTGTGATCGAAAAAATCGAGGCACTCACGCAATCGCATACCGAGAGCGTACAGGCATCCCGCGCGGAAAGCGCATCTATAGAGGTCGCAGGACTCGGTGGAGAACTCCGACCGTTCCAGCGGGCGGGCGTCGCCTACGCGCTCGCTAAAAAACGGACGTTCATCGCGGACGAGATGGGGCTCGGGAAAACCATCCAGGCGCTCGCCACGATCCACGCGGCGCAGGCGTATCCGGCGTTGATAGTCTGCCCCGCCTCGCTGAAGCTCAACTGGGAGCGGGAGGCTAAGAAATGGCTGCCGGGAAAAACCATTTCGATCCTCAACGGTAAGAACCGGCCAGAGGATTTCAAGGCCGACATTGTCGTGATCAACTACGACAATCTCAAGAAAAACCTGGACACGCTGGAAGCGGTTGGCTTCAAGGCCGTCGTAGCCGACGAAAGTCACTACGCTAAAAACTATAAGGCGCAACGCACGGAGGCGCTGAAGGCCCTCTGCGCCAAGCGCGAATATCGGCTCTTCCTCACCGGGACTCCGCTCCTCAATCGCCCCCAAGAACTACTTTCACAGCTCGGCGCGATGGGGCGGATCAACGAGTTGGGCGGTTTTTGGGAATTCGCGAAGCGCTATTGCCAAGCATATCAGGGGCGCTGGGGTTGGGATATGAGCGGCGCGGCCCACCTCGATGAACTGAATGAGAAATTGCGCGCGACTTGTTATGTTCGTCGCAACAAGGCGGATGTGCTCAAAGAATTGCCCGCGAAACAGCGGGCGACGGTCCCGGTGAAGATCGACAACCGCGCGGAGTACAACCGAGCAGAACGGGAATTGATAGCGTGGCTCCGCGATCAGGCGGCTCAGGACAAGGCGTTCCTGGCCTCGATCAAGGGCCTGGACGAGGAAGAGCAGAAGGCGGCGAAAGAGGCGCGGGCCGACGATGCGGCGGAAAAGGCGAAACGCGCCGAGCGGCTGGTGAAGATCGAGGCCCTGAAGCAAGTGGCGGCCCGAGGCAAACTCGAAGCCGTCAAAGAGTGGGTCGAGAGCTTCCTGGAGACCGGGGAGAAGCTGGTGCTCTTCGCGTGGCATCGGGAGATTGTGAATACTCTCGCCGAGACTTTCAAATGCGACTCGATCACCGGCGAGACCCCGCTCGACAAACGGCAAGCGGCGGTGGACAAATTCCAGGACGATCTTGAGACGAAAATAATCTGTCTGAACGTTCAGGCTGGCGGAGTGGGGATCACCCTCACCGCCGCCTCCAATGTGGCTTTCGTAGAACTAGGCTGGACCCCGACAGTCCATGACCAGGCCGAGGACCGGTGCCATCGGATCGGCCAGGCCTCGCAGGTCACCGCCTGGTATCTACTCGCCAACGACACCATCGACCAGACGATATCCGATTTGATCGAGAGCAAACGGGCGATCGTGGACGCGGCGACGGAGGGCGAGGGGCAGGCGAAGCAGGCGAGCGTGATGAACGAGCTGATCAAAAAATTGACCTCTGAGGAGGGATGAGCGTGGAAAAATTCCTAGGTATGCCGTTCATGCGCGAGACGGAGAAACCCTGCCCGGTATGCAAGACAGCGCTTTGGTTCAACACCGTCACCAGATTCTACACCTGCGGCCAGGATCGCAATCATTGGTATTCTACGTTTCCGACCGAGGCGGACAGGGAGAAATATCTAGCCGATCAACGGGAGCAGGAGGCCGTGAGGCATCACAGACACCGCAAGCCGAATCCCAACTGCCAACTATGCCAGTGAGGCCGAACATGAATGACGAGATCGTAGTAAAGCTGATCGAATGGCGAAAGCGCCGGGAGCGCGCCGAGAACTGCGGCCAATGGGGGATGGAGAGGATCGCGGCACAGATGGTGGCGAACTTTGAGCGGCTCCTGGCCGAGGAATCCGTGAAAGCCCGACCGGCGGCCTGCAATGCTGAATTAACAGCGCCCCGGCTCGTAGTCGTTGGGCCGTCGGCTGGGCGAAAAAGGAGGGAGAAAAAGATGAGCCTGCGAGAACTGAAACAGCACATGCTTCAGGACATGGCCGAGTTCGACGACGCGATGCAGGGAGAGGGCCTGCGCCGCCCGCACTACCGGATGACCACGGTCGGGCCTCTGGACGGGTTCCACGTCACGGCGAAGTGCGAAAATTGCGGGGAGGAAGTTCAAATCGAGCGGGCCGCATGGATCGCGGGCGGCAT